GCAACGTCTACCGAGTTATCGATAATCTCATTGATAATCTTGATTAGACCAGGAACATATTCAATCTCTTTGTACTGGATCTTGCCATCGGCAAAGATGTACTCCGACGACTTGGTTAAGTCAACCGCACCGATGTACATCGATGGTCGTTGGATGATATGTTCTCGTTCACTTAGTTTTTTGATACCCATAGTATATCTCTCAGTGTGTAACCATTAGAAGGTTACGTTTAAATCCCAGAAGCACTCAAGCGCCAAACCCTTTTCGAGACGGTATGCTTCTTTTTCCCAAGGAGCATCTTCGTAACTCGTGTTGCTGTGGTCTTTCTTCTTCCACATAGTCTTGCCGTTCACATTGCGCAGTTCATTACGTGCATACTGCTTGACGTGTATCATCTCATGGACTAAGGTAGAAATCAAGTCTTTTACAGACATACCTTTTCGTATAGACAATGTGAACTCTCGGTTGGTGTCTTCTTCCATACAGTAGCCGTATGCATCAATCTTTTCGAATGAGATGGCTATTTCGAGAGTACGCATACGTGGCATCAATCGCTTGATTGCCCAGTTGACAACTTCAACCGCAACTTCACGCTCTTTCTTACGACCACCTACTGCATAAACCTGATTCATAGAGTCACCTTTCATCTCAAGTACAGTGTTATTGTACATGGATCAGAGGCAATGTCAAGCGTTTTTTTAAAATTTATTTTTCTTTTGGAATCAACGACTTAACGTGACTTCTGTGAATCTTTACCTGAATAATACCATTGTAGTACTCATCAGATAAGAGGACTTCCCTGTCAAATTGTTCCTTTGCCTCGAGATAAGACATTTGTCCCTTACTATCGCACAAGTGCAATATTTCTCTTCTAAAAGAGTCTCTTCCGTTAGACTCAACTAAAGACTTGACCTCATCACTAGAACCAAAGTAATCTTTCCAGTCAGACTCTTTAATGACGGTCCTCTTGCGAGTTTTACCCTTTAGGGGAGGTAGCTTTCGCTTAGATACGAATAGCTTTTTACCAACATACTTCTTGCCGTTGGTTAGATCGGTGATCAGATAAACGAACCCGACATAATCTTCAATCATCTCAGAGGTGAATTCTTCACCTTCATAATACCACATTAAACACTCCAATTCCATAATTACCTATGATATTTAGTAGAACTGGAGTGTATTGGCTAGGGTACCCTAACCTGATGAAGTGCTAGCATAAGTTCACTCTGTCTCACCCATTCTTGCACGGTCTTATTGTCTTTGTACATGGGATTGTTTTTGTAATTTTCTATCACACGTTCACATGTATCTGGCAATTTACCGTGAGGGGTTAACATATCTTTCATAAGCCTATCAGCCTCCAACCATGAGTCGCTATTGCGTTTAATACTATTACTATACCTACGAGAACTTCGAATAATACTAAAGCAGAACGGACAAGTGCTACCCTGTCCGCTCTATCTTTGTCATCGAAAGCCTTCGCTCCTAATGCTTTTGCCCATATCGACCACATTGTGGTCTTATTCTTCGAAGTCTAGTTCTTCGTACTCATCTTCATCCTCATCTGGAATCATTTCTCCACATGAGGGGCAGTAGATAAGTTCATCGTCTTCCTTTTCGAATTCGATGGTGTATTCTGTTCCGCAGTATGCGCAACTTACGTTTTCGTGTATATTCATCCTTTGTGAACCCTTACTCCGCATTTTTCCAAAAATTCCACACCAGCGTGTGACCTATAATCGTTTCTATATATCACTTTTGTAATCCCGCTTGCGTAGATGCTCTTTGCACATTCTATGCAAGGCGAGTGTGTGATATACATAGCAGAGTCTTTTCCACTCTCGTTTGATTGTGCCAGTTTTGCGATGGCATTCGCTTCAGCATGAATCACTTCTGGCTTAGTCATAAGAGTAGAGTCTACGTAAGTTTCACACTCGTTAGTCCAACCAGAAGGCATACCATTATAACCGATAGATATAATGCGATTATCTTTCACAACAATCGCTCCCACCTGTAGCTTCTTGGCAGTGGACAGAGAAGCGAACCTCTCTGCCGTGTCCAAGTAAGCCTCTTCCCATTTATCAGACAAGGGCTGCGAACTCCTTAAAGCCTCCAATGGCTTGTCCGTCTACCTTAATCTGTGGAAAAGTTCGTGCACCTGGGAAGTTCTCAAATAGTTCTTCACGGGTGAAGTCTTTATCGATAAGTTTATATTCATATGTAAGACCCTTGGCTTTAGCTAGGTCTTTTGCTTGCGAACAATGTGGGCAACTATCTTTGCCCCAAATCTCAATCATCATAGTGAAAATCCTTTAAAGGTGTCAGTTGAAATATCTTGTTTAGTGCCACCGCTTACGTAGCTAGTGATTTCTGTTTCTTGTGGCGCAACTTGTACGTCTGCTCCACTGATCCACTTATTGGTCCATGGTAGAGGGTTAGTCTTCACATCGTATGGCGAATCTAGGTTAACATTCTTCATTCTGCGAGTACAGATATATTCAATGTAACCAGATAGCAATTCAGTGTTTAGACCAATCATCGAACCATCTTTGAACAGGTATTTAGCCCATGCTTTCTCCTGATCTACTGCATCAACAAACATTTTGGTACACAGTTCTTTAGTCTCTTCTGCAATCTTCTCAAAGATAGGGTCATCTTTCTTGAGTGTACGTAGCATAAGTTGAGTAGAGCCTAGGTGCAAGTTCTCATCACGTGCAATTAGCTTGATGATCTTAGCATTACCTTCCATTTTCTTCAACTCTGCAAATGCCCACGAACATGCAAAAGAAACGTAGAAGCGCACACCTTCTAGAATGTTAACACTCATTAGGGTTAGCCACAACAACTTTTTCAATTCATACAGAGAAATTGTCTTAGTTTTTGGGTAATCACCACCATCAGTAATAATAGTATGAGTACCTTCACCAAGAAGATTGTAATACATGCTCATCTCAATCAATTCATCGTAGTACTTTGAGATATCACCGGCACAGTCAACAATCTCTTTAATTTCTAGCATCTCATCAAAAATCTTCGATGGATTGGAGTAGACGTTACGGATAATATGAGTGTACGAACGGCTGTGAATAGTCTCAGAGAAGGTCCACGTTTGAATCCAGTTCTCAATTTCAGGCAGCGATACAATAGGAGCAAATGCCTCTACTGGCGCACGTCCCTGCACAGAGTCAAGTAGAATCTGTCGCTTCAAGTTTGACGTGAAAATATGCTGTTCGTGTTCTGTCAAGCCTTTGAAGTCTTTCGCATCTTGGTAGATATCCACTTCTTCAGGTCGCCAAAAGAACCCGAGTTGCTTGTCAGTCAGCTTATCAAACGTCTTATACTTGAGGGTGTCATAACGTTGAATCGTCGGACCACCTGAAGGATCCAAGAACATCGTTACCTTAGTGTGGTCTGATTTGTTAGTCGTGTCGAATACACTCATTATAGTCCTCTTATATTATGGTGACAACTCAGTAAAGATATCACACAATTACTGAGTTGTCAATGATTAAGTATTAGATTTTGCAACTTTCGCAGTCGTCATCATCCACTTCTGATTGAGCTAGAGGCTCTTCACTCATCTTGTCAATGTCAATTTCGCCTTGACCGTCATGAGTGTTGAAGTAGTAAAGTTGCTTACCGCCATACTTGTAGAACATTAGCATATGTTGCAACATCACGCTCATAGGAATCTTTTCATCTTCGTAGTAAGCTGGATTGTAGCTAGTGTTGACACTAATGCCTTGATCAATGTACTTTTGCAGTACTGCCATAATCTTCAAATAGCCTTCTGGTGACTTGTGGTCCCAGAGTAAGTCGTACTTGTTCTTGAGTCGCTTAAACTCTGGAACAACTTGCTTCAGTACACCATGCTTAGATTGCTTAACACTGATAAGCGAACGTGGTGGTTCGATACCGTTTGTTGCATTAGCAATCTGGGCGCTTGTCTCTGCTGGCATTAGAGCCATTAGAGTAGAGTTACGGATACCAGTATCTTTCAACTGTTCACGTAGACCTGCCCAATCCATACGTTCCTTGTGATCAATTAGTTCATCAAGGTCTTTCTTGTATGTTTGGTTTGGCGTGATACCGTGACCGTATTTAGTTTCCATCAATCCTGGGATTGCACCTTGTTCAGCCGCTAGATCAGCAGACGCTTTAATCAAGTAGTAAGACCAAGCTTCTGCATACTCATCAATAAGTTCTAGTCCAGCTTTGTCAATGTTCTGGTAGTTCAAGTCATGTTTAGCCAACCAGTAAGCAAAGTTGATGATACCTACACCGATTGGACGGCGCTTCTCAGTGCTTAGTTGAGCCGCAAGAATGGGGTAGTTCTGGTAAGACAATAGTGCATCTAGACCACGAACTGCTAGGCGACATACACGCTCAAAGTCTGAAACGCTCTTGATGTTACCCCAGTTAATAGCAGACAACGTACATAGCGAGATTTCACCTTCTGGATCATTCACATCATTCAATGGCTTAGTTGGCAAATCAATCTCAGCACATAGGTTAGACTGGCGAATAGGAGCAAGATCAGGCAAGAATGAACCATGATCGTTTGCGTTATCAACGTTCTGTAGGTAGATACGACCAGTGTTCTTACGCTCTTCCATGAACATAGAGAATAGTTCGCTAGCCTTAACGACTTTCTTACGTAGGCGAGTGTTACGCTCTGCTCTTTCGTATAGCTCACGGAACTTATCTTGGTCAGCAAAGAATGCATCGTACAAGCCAGGAACGTCAGATGGTGAGAATAGAGTAATATCACCACCAGTGATTAGACGCTCATACATTAGCTTGTTGAACTGTACACCGTAGTCCATGTGACGCACACGGTTCTCTTCTGTACCCTTGTTGTTCTTCAACACAAGCATATCTTCGACTTCTAGGTGCCAGATAGGGTAGTAGATAGTAGCCGCACCACCACGCACACCGCCTTGTGAGCAAGACTTAGTAGCCGCTTGAAACATCTTGTAGAACGGAATCACACCGGTATGGAACGCATCACCCTTACGAATAGGTGAACCAATTGCACGAATGCTACCTGCACCAATACCGATACCTGCTTTCTGACTTACATACTTAACAATAGAACTACTTGTAGCGTTAATACTATCCAGACTATCGCCAGACTCAATAAGAACACAGGAGCTGAATTGTCGTTGCGGAGTCCTAACTCCAGCCATAACAGGAGTAGGAAGAGATATATCGTGAAGGCTAATAGCATCGTAATACTCCTTGACATATTGCAAGCGAGTCTCGGCTGGGTAATCAGCGAATAGAGTAGCCGCAATCAAAATATAACACATTTGTGGAGTCTCGAAGATTTCTCCAGTCACACGGTTCTGAGCTAGGTACTTACCACGCAATTGCTCCATAGCAACGTAGGTTAGTTGCTCATCACGGTCGTGTTTAACAAACGAATCGATTTTCGCCCACTCTTCGTCTGTGTATTTCGTTACCAACTCAGCATCGTAGAAGCCACTTTCAGTGTTCTTCTCTACAAGGGCTTTCACTGTGCAAGGTTCATATTGACCGTACACTTCTTTACGCAATGCGTAGTTGATCAAACGACCACCAACGAACTGATAGTTAGGAGTTTCCTCTGTGATCAGGTCAGACGTAGCTTTGATTAGAGTTTCTTGGATTTCTTTTGTACTCATTCCATTGTAAAATTGAATCTGACTTTTGATTTCAACTTCACTTGGACTTACACCCGTGATACCTTCACAGGCAAAGAAAACTACACGATGTAGCTTTTCAATGTCTAGATGCTCTTTTGAGCCATCCCGTTTAGTTACTTGTATTGCTTGAATCATATTTTATTCCTATCAGTCCTAGATTGCCATTGGGGCTTTAATGGAATCCATTGGATTATAATTTTCTAATTTGTAGTCGCTAACTCTAGAGGAAAGAACATCATCTAGAGATTTGAGATCAGGCATCACCAGCTGTGGATGATCCATTGGCTCTCGTTCAATTTGTTGCATAACTTGCTTTACGTGATTATTATATATATGACAATCGCCCCCGGACCACACGAAATCACCAACTTCCAAAGAAGAAATTTTTGCAAGCATGTGGGTCAAGAGTGAATAACTTGCAATGTTAAATGGTACGCCAAGGAACATGTCTGCACTTCGCTGATATAGCTGGCAAGATAGTTTGCCATTAGAAACTTTGAATTGTGCAAGTGTGTGACACGGCGGTAGTGCCATTTTATCAATCTGACTTGGATTCCACGCTGAAATGATAAGTCTACGACTATCAGGATTGTTCTGGATCTCGTTAATGAGCCACTTGATCTGATCTACACGCTCTCCGTTAAAGTTGCGCCACTGTGAGCCATATACAGGTCCAAGTTCTTTCTCGAAAGGAGTGTTCTTGTATCCTAGCGCAAGACCTTGATTGTCAGCATTGGCCGTCCAGATAGTCTTCTTTGTTACAAGAAACTTGCGGTCTTCTTCAAACGTAATCTCTGCTAGTCTACGCTCATCTGTGCTGCCTTCTAAGAACCATAGTAGTTCGCCCACCACAGCCCTCCAAGCGAGTTTCTTTGTTGTGACTGCGGGAAACCCTTCTTGCAGATTGAATCGCATCTGGTGACCAAAGACGCTGATAGTCCCTACGCCAGTGCGATCTGTAACAGGCTCTCCTTCGTTCATCACGTGTCGGAGAGCATCTAGGTATTGCTTCATTCAGTACGACCTCTAATTTCAATAGTTAAACCATCGGTGACTTCGATGTATTCTCTTGTGTCAAAGGGCAAGAAGTCATCACGATACATGAAAGTATCGCATTGATAGGACCCTCTGATAGTTGATAGGTATAGTCTATCACAGAATGGCAGTGCTTGTCTATACAAATTTGCACCTCCAATGATAAAAATTTTCAGTCCAGGATTGCTGAAAAGAAGCTCTGTAATAATACCATTTATGTGACCACGCATCACATGATCTGGCTTGCCTTCAAGGTCATGATACCGATTAGTTACAACTACATTTATACGATTAGGCAGAGGTTTGGATCCAAATGATTCCCAAGTATTTCGTCCCATGACAACGATATGTCCAGACGTGCATTCACGAAACCATTGCATGTCTCGTTTGTTATGGGGCCATGGCAGAGTGTTCTTCCATCCTATACCCATATTGTCGTCCATCGCTAAGATAGCATTCACACGCATTAGCATTTTCTCCATTCACTTAATTTTAGCTTACCCTCTAGACCAGAGTAAGAATTCACATCGATTAACACTTGTAAGTCTTCAGGCTTCATTCCAGCAAGTACTATATCATTTATATCTTTCTCACGCAAGTTACTTGGCCATATGCATACTTTGTAACCTTGATCAATCGCTTTCTCCATTCTGCGTACAATCTCTACATTTCGTGGCTCATTGTCATAGACAAAGATTGCATTCTCGGTCTGCTCTAGTCCACTTGCATTGTTATCAGCACCAGCCATAGCTACAGCATTACTCAGAAACAAACTATCGATTGGTCCCTCTACTACATAGTATTTACGAGAGAAGTCAACAGTGTTGAGTCCAAAGATTTTAGGCATGTCTTCTTCAAGCATGATGGTAATGTATCGAATGCTTTCTTTGTCAAACGCACGACCCTGATAGCCAAACACATTACCATTCTTGTCGATGAAAGGAAGTACCAGTCTAGGCTTGACTATCTTCTCAGGTAACTTGCCAGGAACAAGAGAGTTAGTCCAAGTCTCAAACTTTGGAGCGTAGTATAATTTATAGTGCTGTGAAGTAGGGATAAGCCTCTTCTGAATATATTTCTTCACCGGATGATCGTAATTAAGTGAAGAAATTTTCTTTATAGATAATAGAGGGCTGCCTTTCTTAGTGAACTTAGGCTGTTTCTCTATTAGCTTTTCGAGAGGCTTTTTCTTAGGTTGTGGAGTCTTTTTACGATAGCCTTTCTCTAGAGCAATATCGACCACGTACTCATTGTACAAGTTATGGTCAACAGACTTGAGGAAGTTACCTAGACTGAGAGAAGCACCACAGTTGTGGCAATAGAAGATAGCAGAGTTGTCTTTCTCTAGAATCCAACCACGTGCCTTAGATTTGTTCTTCTGAGAATCACCACAGATAGGACAGCGACAGTTAGCCCTGTAAGGTGAGTGTGACTTAATAGAGAATCGCTCTAGTCTAGTAGATAAGATACCAGAGAACTTTAGATCAACAACATTCATTTATCACTCCATAGTATTAAACGTCTTATCGACATTATACACAGGAGTGATTACGTTGTCAAGTGTTTATTTGAAAAATTGTGCCACGTCAGTGATAGAAGCGATAACGAAGCCGATAACCCATGAGCCACCCATGATGTACCACTTCCACTTTTCAAGTGAGGTAACACGCTCAGACATTTCTTTCATATCTGTGGTCACTTCCCTCTCTAAGTCGTCTAGTTTAGCCATTACAGCTTCATGATTTCTACGATGGGATTCTTGAGACTCGTCTTTCATCTCGCTAATTCTTCGGTGTAGTAATTCGCTACTCTTTTCCGACATACGTTTTCGTTCTGCAACATCGTCGGCTACTTTGTCTATTTGAGACTCATGTACAGCTAATATCTTTGAGATGCCACCAGTCGCATCAGCAATTTTATCGATAGCCAAGTCTAATCTACCTAGCAGGTTCTGAATGTTGGACACATCACGCTTCAGTATTTCTACTTCAGTCTTAACCTGATGTATCTCGGTGGATCTACGATCTGTTTCGTCAGGCATTACTTATTTTCCTATAGTGTCGCTAAAACGCTTGAGTGGGGCTTTCTTCTTATGCTTACGCATTTGAGCTGGTGTAAGTCCCGGTTCTCCGTCTTTACCAATTCCGATTCCAGCAATAGCACCACTACCGGCACTATTCATTACTTCTTCAAACATGAAGTCTATGTCAACGTTTGATTCGGCGATCATCATATACTGTTGAAGGCCTTCTGTCAACTCTTCTTCTGTAATTAGATTGGCATCAACGTTGTTGTGTTCTTTAATCAAGTAAAGAGCGGCTGCATACGAAGCTATACGGGAAGATCCACCTGGTACCTTCGCTAGCAATCTCTTTAGTTTTAAAATCATTAGATCAAATTTACCCCAAGCCTTACGTTCTTCAATAGTCGTAAGTTCTTTAGATTTTTTTAGAATATTGCCTTCGGCGTCAATGATGCCTAGCTCATATGCTTTCCATTCCTTAAATGGCGTAGCTAGCCTTCTAAGAAATTGGTATACTAGAAATAAATCGACAATCATAGTTCTCTCAGTTCTTTAACAATATTCGGGTCAAGGGGTATACTTGACGTAATAATCTTTTTCTCGCCATACTGCACCACCTCTGGTAGGTAGCTCATATAAACAAGAAACGGTTTTAAGTATTTATGATATTCTTCTAGCTTCATAAACAGCATGGGTGTAGTAGCTAGACCAAAACAATTGTATAGCACAATCATATGATTGAGTATGAGTCGCACTTTCAACTCATCCAATTCTTCATAGCGTCTGAATAAACGCTTTAGGTACTGAAATCTTTTTAGGTCATCGTAGAATTCATCTACTGAGGCTACCTTACGCATATCATAATTCTGGGCTGCGTATAATAGAAATGTAGATTCATCTAGTACCATATGATTTAGTCACCTTATTATTATAATAATGGGTGGAGATAACTCCCCACCCTTCACTGTTATTTATGAGTCTGCTACAGTAGCATCTTCAACAGCAGTGTCGCCAGTTACACCAGCATCGCCAGCTTCAACGGCAGTTCTACGCATAGCAACAAGGGTTTCTACACGCTTACGACCATTACCGTACTCTTCGTACAAGTTCCAGCCAGTAGTTTTAAGACCTTTTGCACGGTTGCTAGCAACAGCCGCTTCAGTGGTATCAATGAAGTATGCATTAGCCGCATCGCCTGCATCTAGGTACTTTGGTACACCATCAGCGGTGTCTGTATCTTTCCACAATGACATTTTAGTTCTCCTTTGTGTGGTTTTCGATTTGCTCAATTATATAATCTTTAGTACGTCTACGGTCCACTTTCAATCCTAGACTTCTCGCATGAATGTCTAGCTCTACTTTGGTCATAGACGCTAAATCTACTTTAGGCTTTTCTTCAACAGGTTGAGGTGCAACTTTTGGTTGCTCAACTATCACGTCAACAGAACTAAATAATGATTTAAACCAACCAAGCATAGTATTCTCCTAAGATACGTATGAATTCAATTCGTAAGTATTTCTGTCAGTGTCACGGTTGTAGACTTGAATAGCTAGACCTTTGCGAACAGGCTTGCCGTTCTTAGTTAGCTTGATGTTATGGCGAACAGTCTTACCACGTCCTGGCTTACCTGGACCAGTTGTAACTTGATTGTGCCAATCATCTTCGTCTACTTCGTAACCTTGCTTCTCAGCGTCTTTACGTGCTTTCTGTACAGCCGCAGAGTAAGTGTCAAAGTATAGGTCAGCAGCCGCATTCTTACGTGCTTCGTCTAGACCAACTTCTTCATAACGCATTTTCTCTTCAGAACTACCATATCTCTTCACAAACTTAGCACGAGCATCGTTGTGACCTCTAGACCATGCTGTCTTTAGCTTGGGATCTTTGTTAGGATTTGCGTCATACTTCTTCTTGTCACGCCATGCTCTTTTGCCTGCTTCGTATGCTTTCGCTTCTTCAGGCGTTTTGTAGGCTTCTTCAATTTCAACAGATTCCATTACATGGAAGTCGAAACCGTCTCTAGACATAGGGTTCTTTTTACGCTTGATAGTCTGGTGACCTTTCTTAGAGAACCAAGTGCCGTCTTTCTTAACGTCCATAGAGTGATCAACACCGGGGTTACTACCCATTGCATTTTGGCGCTTATTAAACTCATGCTGGCTGATCTGTCTCCAACCTTCATCAAGTTCAGCCTCTTCACGAGTGTATTTCTTAGTCTTAGGATCGTAATCAGCAAATTTCTTCTTACCTTCTAAGTCTTTTGATACTTTCTGAATAGATGCACGGCGCTTGTCCATTTTCTCTTTAGAACCAGCCTTCTTGCCAGTGAACATATCGTAAGAGTCTTTATCAGCTTTTTTGAGGTAACGCTGTTTCAGTTCTTTTGATACTTCGTCAAGTTCAACTTCTTCTTTAGCTAGTGCTTTCGAAATAGCTTTACGGCGCTTGTGTAGGTACTCATCAGATGAATCAGTATCGCCATCGTTGTCGAGGTCTTTATCTTTACGGTCAG